TGTTTCCAGTTGTTCCGGCCCCCAGAGATTTATTTCGCCCCGGCGGACCACACTAACCGTTTGATTTTGATTTCCTGATTGTATCGTAAGCTCTGCCGGGTTAACGGGCAGCCTGAGTTGGCTGCCCCCTTGACTTAAAACAAAATCCATAGCCATTACCTCCTACGCTGGCACGGCGCCCATATTGCTACGTACTTCACTGAGTTTCTGGGCGAAAATAGTGCCGAGGCGATCTAAGTCTGATTCCTCACGGACAACAGGGTCGTGGATATTTATGACTACACTTCCTGCGCTTCTGCTTCTGCCTGCGCGCCATTGGTCGGCTTCAGTACGGGTTAGTATTGCTTCGCCTCTATGGGCGCTTATTTTGTAGCCATTATACGGGATATACTCCATGCCGACAGCCCGTTCAGATCCTTCGTCAGAAGAAGATATATTACCGCCAAACGAGAAGGACGGATTCGGGACATTTAATGTAAAGAAGTCGCAAAGTGCTTGCCATTTCTCTTTAACCCAATCGACGGCGGAGCCGAAGCCGGAGCGAATGCCGTTGATAAACCCGTCTATGGCAGCACTCGGTCCTACCCACATATCCTGCATAAACTGTGATACATTGTTCCAAACTTGAGTCACAAATGCTCCGGCGGTATCAAAGCATTGTGATATCCACTCACCAAAGCTTACTGCGGCCGCCTTTGCACCTTCCCATAAATTCTCGAAGAAAGCTTTGATTTTATCCCAGTTTTTATAGAGTACATATCCTATGGCAATCAGCGCGGCAATACCGGCGATAACAAGAGTAACCGGATTGGCCAGCATAGCCAGATTAAGTCCTAACATTGCTGTCCTAACGACGCTGATGACCGTAGACACTAATTTAAAAGCAGATAACAACATACCAAAACCCTTAACAGCTAAACTTAGCGGCACGGCAACAAGTGATATAGCTGCGCCTAATGCCGTAAATGCGACCGCTATAGCGGCCACGGCCGCGCCGGCAATTACGAGTTTGGGTCCAAAGTCGGTTTTCATTAGAGCGTTAAACGCAGTGGCGACAGGTGCCAATACTGCCTTAATCTTGGGTGCGGTTTCTTCGAACATTTTGGTCAACTTGTCCAGCCCATCTTTGATACCTGGCAGGAACATTGTGCCTACGTCAGCCAAGCCACTGGTGATTGTGCCGGTAAGAGTGCTAAATTTGCCGGTGGCTGATTGGGATAACTTAGCTGCTCCTCCTCCGAACATGGTTTTCAGCTTTTGATCCATCAGGATTTTATAAGCTTTTGCCTGTTCTTCGTCGGTCAAGTCATCGTTCTCGCCCTTACCGACTAAGCCCTTATATTGTTTGGCGCTGATTTTGAGGCCGAACTCCTTCATGCGCTCCATCTCGCCAGGTTTGAGGTCAGCTAGAGCTTCCATTGCCTGCATAATGGTTTTGCCAGGATTTAAAGCAGCCATATCGCCGGCAATCTTAGTTAACTCTTCGGCACCTGCTAAATCGCCCTGCATGATATTAACAGCCCTGCGTCCTGCATCCATAACATCAATATCGGAGAACGGAGTAGCGGCAGCGTACTTGCGCATTTTGTCCATGTAAGCGTCAGATGCTGCTGCAATTTCGGCGTCAGACATTTTAGCGGCCTTGCCTTCGGAAAACTGCTTCTGGTTGTTATATTTTACAAAATGATTAATAGCTATGGAGTTGGTTTCCAGCGATGCTGCGCCTGTAATCGCTTTGGTAGCGCCAGCCAGCACGCCTGCGCCAGTTGCTATGGTTATCCCCTTAGCAGCTGATTTTAGCCCGTCGAGTGCCTTTTGTGCATTGGCAGTATTGGCTTTAACGGTGAATGCAAAAGTTTTACCGGCAAGAGATTTTGCCTTAGAATACAGGCTTTCGATGCCTTTTACTGCACCGTTATCCTTAAACTTGGTTGCAATCGAAACAACTTTGTTTTTAAACAAATCACCTATGCCACTCATGCTATAGGCAGCACGTTCACCGGCGAATTTTACACGCATGGCTATTTCGGTCGCTTTGGAGTTTTTAATCTTATTGGCAAAGGACTTGAGTTTTCTTTCAGCAGCTGTCGTAACCAAGTCCAGCTTAAGCTGTACCGTCTCCTTGGCGCTGTGATAAGCATACCCGGCGCGCCCTAGCCTTTTGTGTAAAACACGCAGATAATCTCCGCCACCGATATGTTCATCGTCTGCGCGGTAATTAGGGAGATAACGCTTTACGCTGAAACGGTCGCGCATTGTACGCTGTTGTCTTGCAATCATATCAGCGCGATCAGCGTCAAAATAGGTTAGACTGCGGGACAACTTATTAAAACGGGCCGGAATGTCGCCGCGACCCAAACGATGAAACTGTTCTTTAGATTCATAGTAATCTGGATCCGGGCTGTTTTTAGATAACCTGCCCGCATAAATCATGGATCTTCCTGCGCTTTTAGTTCTTGCCATGCGTCCCGCGGCCGCACCTGCCGCTGCTGACGCTGCCATAGATGCACCGGCCGCTGCTGAAGCTGCATGACTCACTGCCATCGTTCTGGCGAGGTTTTGTGTAGCAATTTGCATAGCCGTTATATTACCGGTTGCTCGAACCGTTGAGCGGCTCAACCCCTTGAACGGGTCTTTCATACCCACACTGATTTCGCGGCCCATCTTATATATATCACGCTGCATATTAATAATATTGCGGGTTACTTCGTCTTTGGCCTTAATCTTGATAATGCGGTCTTTTGGGATTTTATCATTTAGTTTATTTAAAGAAGAATTTACAGAAGAATCTAATTCCGCACCGATTTTTATCTTCTTCTTACCAAGCTTATTTAAGTCTTTTTCCGTTGCCTGCAGCTTGTTGCGCAATGCCTCAGTAGCAGCGATGGCTTTTTGTATCACTGCAGAAAAGTTATCTTTTAGTGTGAGTTTACTGCTATATTCATGTGCCATTATTGGGGGTTCACCTCGCAGTGCGACCGTTTATGCGTAATAATGGAGGGATTTAATTTTGTCGGAATTTCCGACAAATTATAGTCCGATTTAATTTTGTCGGAATTTCCGACTTTTTTAAGTGACCATTTCAGCGTAATTGAAGTAAAGGGCGCACCTAGCGCCCTCATAGTAGTTATTAGCCGAGCATACTAGGACAGAAGATACCTTTCTTGGCGGCTTCAGCCAGTGCTTCGTTTTTCTCTTTGCGTTCTTCCATCTCTTGGAAGTAAAAGGCCTTTAAGATAATCTTCTCTTCCTCTGGCATTGCATGATACACCGACGGCAACACATGATGTTCTTTATACAAGTGATACGCAATCGTAATATCGGCGTCGGTGCCTATTCCTTTTTTACGGCTTCCACCATATCTTCGGTGAAACCGGATACAGATACAATCTCGGCGGCCAGCATTGCGATCTCGCCAGGCAGCAACAGCTTATTAAGCAGCGCCTGCACATCAGCAACACTATATGCTTTTAACAACTGTTGGATTTGTTCTTTATTTTCTTTGCGCCGACCGTCAAACTCTTGTATACCGTATGTTAACAGTTGTAGGTTCATGCCGATTTCATCCAATTCTTTGCCTTTACGGTTGACCTCCTGTGCAGTCTTGAAGTCCTTCATCGTAATCGCTTCTACCGTTAAAATAAATTCAGTTTCTTCATTTGACAAGCGCGGCAGTTTGACTTCTTTAACAGGCCGTTCGATGTTAACCTTGCCGCCCAGCAATAGATCCAATGCGTTAGACATATATGATTACCTCCGTAATTTTAATAAGGATGGAGAGCCCGGCATGTAGCCGGGCCTATATTAGACGGTTGCGTCAATCTTATCGATGTATTCCATTCCGGCAAAGCTGAACGGGATCTCATACGTGCCGGGTTGCTCTGCTTCCCAATCCTGGATGGAGAGTTCGTCGAATGTTACGTTTTTGAGGACGATGGTTTCGCGCCCTAACGCGTCCGGATCTTCCAGCATAGATTGGATCTCGCAGATAACATCTTTGCCGGCGTCCATTTCAACCATTACTTTTTCTACGAAGCGGCTGGTGACACGGTTCATTTTAATAGTGCCTTTACCTTTACGCCCGACTAGCTTGTTATGTTCCCAGTTGTCACCGCACACCTTAACAGCTTCACGCTTGACCTCGACGGTTGCCTGTAGGCCGTAGCACTCGTTAATTTTTTCGGAATCCAGCCAGATGGAGCCATAGGTGCCGTTAATTACTTTTTTAGTTTCAAAGGCCATAGTAGCTACCTCCTAATTTATACTCAAAAAGGGGCGTGTACTCGGACAAAAAGCCGAGTAGCACGCAGTAAATTAAAGGGTTACGTTGAAAGTAATCTCTTCCATTGCATCAACCGGCTTAACCGTGGCCGCCAGGAAAACCTTATCGCGGGTATTAGCCGCTTTGACTTCGGTATCATCCATTGCATCAACATCATAGCCAATGCTTTTGAGGTAAGTACGTTGAGCATCGACATCGATATAGGCTTTATTAGCGCCGCGTTCCAGCAAGCCCTCGTTTTCCAATTGCACGAAGTACGCATTGATTGCATTAATCAGCAGGCACTTGTTGGGGTAGCTGTTGGACACCTTGCCGATGTAGCTGTCTTCAGCTGTGCGCTTGATATCGTCATGGATCAGGTCCAAAATATCGATAATCTTGATTTTTTTAAATTGTTCGCCCTTATCGGTTGAGGTGGTAGTTAAGCTATTTACGCCCCGTGCAATTTTGATTTTCTCGCCATCGTGGAACAGGATTAGTTTACCAGCATCGATCAGAGTGCCGGCATTTGACTGACTCATACGGGGCACGTCATCCACTTCAGGGAGGACAGTGAAGGTCACAGAAGCTGTCAAGGGCGTACCGGCTAAGATACCAGCGATACGGGCGCAATAATCTTTAGCCGCATAAGTCGTGCCATCTACTACGATGTTGTCGGTTGCAAAGTTAATAACAGCTTCAGAATCAGAAGCAGTGTTAGGCAGTACGGCTTTAACTTTCTTAGCCAGGTTGGTGCGCATCCCTTTTACTGAAGTAGCAGCTGCTGTAGCATCGGCTGCGCTTGCACCGGGAACAACCAAGTAATCGAATTTCATTGCTTCGGCTACGGTCAGCGATGTTGAAATGTCGGACAGTGTGCTGTCCTGTACGCACGCGATTACTTTTCTCGGGGCCGTCACACCACCTTGGAAAATCAAGCCAAGCTGTGCCTTGTTATAGGCGCTGAGACCGACTGGAATATCGGTTGCAGTAGTCAATTCATAAACGCCTTTGACGCCAACAGCATCTTTTAAAATCGCAAATACAATGCCTTTAGTGCCGCGCTTCATAGCGGTGGCCGCTACGGACTTGAAAATAATATTAATCTGAGGAAATGCCATATTGGGATACCTCCTAGTTATATCTTGTTAATAGCTGCTGCATCAGTTCTGGATCGATTCGGTTAATATCCGGTGTAAACGTGTACTCAAATGAGATAGTAAGATAAACCTCACTGTCCCTTGTTGAGCCGTCGACGCGGGTGATTTTCAAGAAGCGGTCCTGAACTGGCAGTGATTGTACCTGAAATATCTGCATTAGCTGCTCAAAAACTGCAAGCTGAGTGACCGGATTTGTTATGCCCTTAGCATCTTGCTGTGCGAAGTAAACCACTTCAAATGCCGCCTGGCGTCTTAATCCGTTCATGCATAAATCCCTGTCACTAAAGCCGATCAGGTTCACGTAGAACGATGGGCGCTTAAAGCCCTGTGGCACCTGCATGATGTAAATTGGGTAATCAGGGAAGGCGGCCTTAACATGGTCGCAGATAGCTTCAAGGATGTTAAGCAGGTTCATCTATAATCATCCTAACAGGTTGATTTTGCTGAGAAATCGTTTAACTTCGGGATCGACAACCGCATCAGCTTTCAGCATAGCCTTAGTAAACATGTGTCGCCCGGGAACAAATGTGCCGCCTTTTGTAGCGTGACCCTTATCAACGTACGGCGCATACACAACATCAGTAGTGATACTAATGGTGTCGCCGCTAATCTCATGGTGGATGCTATCTCGGAGGTTGCCTGTGTCGACCGGCGTATTCCTCTTTACTTCATCAGCCATTTGTTTGCCCACGTTATTCATGAAGGCTTGTTTTTCGCGCCCTACTTTTTCCTGAGACGCTTTGAGGCTGCGTATAAGTGCATTTAGATCCGGCATTAGGCTTCGACCTCCAAGTACAGGTCCGCTTGTATGTGACGGTTCAGGGGCTTACGTACGTAGCCAATGGTATAATCCGCGCCGTCTACGTTTGCCCTATCACCGCTTTTAATGTCGGCCGGCAAATTCATTAGGAGTTCCAAACTGCATGTTACTATGTTTTGCGGCGTCAATTGGAGCTGCGTAGGCTGCCGTTTTTGCGCAAGATAACATGGGTATTCGCCCACCAGAACTTCTGAGGTTTGGATAAAAGAACGTGTACTATCTTCAACCGTACGGTATATCTGGACCGTTTGGGGAAGCATGTTAGCCGAAATCATAACATCAGCCTCCTCAGACGAATTTAACGCGCCGATACGGGTTTAGCTGCATCTTATGGTCATTTATAATGTCCTGTGTAATGTTGGTACTGCTTGTCGAGCTGGAATCAGTGGTGTACTCTATTGTGTGGTCGCCAACTGTCTCCTTTTTTATCAGGGCGCCAGCCTGTGTCGTAACCATTTGTGTGGATTCGCCGCTGCCATATTGCTTTCGATACAGAACCGCAACCATTTCAGCAACAACATCTTTTAGAGCAGGCGGAACTGTTGTAATGTTACAGTAGGCTTTTACTTTGTTACTCATTATTTCACAATAGGTGTTTAACACTTGGTCTTTGGAGTAGTCGGTAAGTAGGATGCCAAGCAGGATTTTGACTGTAATTAACATGGCTACTCACCAGCCTTGGGTTTTCTCTTCGGTGGCGCTTTTGGAGTTTCCGGAACATCTTCAGCCTGGACGGTGTAGCCATGGTCTTTGTAGATAACCTCGTAAGCTTTAGGCGTCACATCCAAAACACTGTCCCCTTTAATAATCAGCATGTGCTGCACCTCCTATGGATAAGGTAGAGGGCGGCTGTTATACCGCCCTTTTTTTACTTCATGTTAGCGAACGCTTTGTCGCGAACAACCAGGAAGGCAATACGCATAGTCGCACGCAAAGCCACTTGATCGGTTTCAAAGAGGTTAATATTACCCACAGTACCTTCGGTGCCGATTTTGTAGTCGATACCTTGCAGTACGCCAACCCAGATGTTATCGAAGTTACCGGCAATCATTTTGGACTTAGTAGCATCCCATGCACCGTTCCGGACGTAGGCAAGCGGCTGGCCATACACTTCTGCCGGCGCATCCTTTGTAATGTCACGAAAAACTGAGTTACCGTTATCGTCCTTGGCCTTACGGAGGCTGTTTTTGAAGGTGTACGGTGCGGCAAAACCGTTAACATCGTAACCGTCAGCTTCTACAAGCGCCATCAGATCCGAAAGATCGCCACCAATGGCTTGTCCAGCTACGCTGCCGAGAGTGAATTCGTTGCCGGCTGCTACAGCTTTCTCATAAACGGACTCGCCAGCACCGTAAGGAGTGTCAATACCGAACAGTGCAGCCTGGTCAAACTTAACAGCAAAGGCTTCTGCGATTTGCTTCTTATGTTCGGAAAACACGTCAATAGTGCTGTCGTTGAGGGCTTCAGCTGAAACTGGAATAATTACGCCCAGCTTTTTGGCAACAAGCTTTGCTTGTACATATTCATTTGCCGAAGTCTGGATCTGTTGACCTTCACCGACCCAGTAAGCACCGGCACCTTTAGCGAGGATGTTGACTTTCTTCTCCGGGGTTGTCATCGGCACGACATTAGCCAAACCCATTACAGCGGAGCCACGAGTGATGTCGGCAACAATACCTGCGGCTATATCGGATGGAATAAAACCAGATAAATTAGCAGATAAAATTTGACTCATTATTTTGTACCTCCATAATTAGCGGATTTTGTTTTTAGTAATTGCATCGAAGAAGTTACTTGATGGCGTATCTACTTTAGCGCCGCCTTTAGGGGTTGTCCCTTTTAAGCGGTCGTCTACGGCCTTTTGCAGCGCTTCTTGCCATTTACTTTTAAAAGTAGTAATATTTGCCGCCACTTGTTCTGCAGTATCAGAAAGCAGATATTCAGCGAATTGGACCGGCAGTGATTCCTTCTGTAACTCAATCATTGTACTGTTGAGCATCTGTTCTCGCCTAAAAGCTGCTTGCTGCTTCTCGAAATCAGCTTTTTGTTTCTCAAAGAGTTCTTTCTCGCGCTGTTCGGCCGACAATTTAGCAAGTCGAGCTGCCTCTTCTTTTTCGGTTTTTAACATTTCGCTAAACTCTGTTTCCCACTTTGCTTTCGCAGTTTTAAGTGCTTGGGTGACTCTCTTATCTGTTTCACGCTGAAGCAGTACTTGTAGTTCTTCTAGCGATGTAGGAAGTTGCTGAATGTTGTTTTGCCCCTCGGGTGGAGTTCCGTTTTGGCCCTCCTGGTGAGTTGCGTTAGGATCAGACATATAAGTTACCTCCTGTATTGAGTGGGTGTGTAAACATCTTTCTATAAATACCTATATCCGTGAGAGGCACTCCACTTTAGATTTTTTTGAGTGGCAGAACTGACAAAATAAAAAACTGCCTTACCGATAAACGGAGGCAGTTTAAAAATGTCCATCTGGATTTTTTGTTAATTTAGTAATTCATCAATTTGTTGATAGAGTGATTTTCCGCACTCATCTTTCTTCTTTGCCATTAGGAATAAACATTTGCCATTACTACGGCGTGCCCATAGCTGACCTATGTTATCCTTTTCTTTGGAGTCATCATTCGTTTCATACGGTTTGCCCTTATATTCAATAGCAGCAATGCGGCCATCCGTTAATTGCACAACAAAGTCAGGGTAAAACAAGTCAGTAGCAGTTGGTAGCCAGAATGAGAATTCACGATATCGTTCAATATTGCGCACCCACATCTTAACCTTTTTGTGGCTATCAATAATCTGGGCGCAATCCACTTCTTCGTTGTTCATATCGCCGATTATCGGATAAAAATGCTTATTAAACTGAACGCGCCCGCGGTAGCAACTCTTGGCCGGATAACTATTTGGTAAGAATGTCATTGTCACATCAGGTGCTACAACAGCCACCTGTTCCGATTCGAGCAGCACATGCTGAATACCGGCATTGTATGCCTTTTGGCGATTAGCGGCAATCTTCTCTCGCAGCAGTTTTTCCAGTACAAACCGCAGTTTTACAAGATCGGGCAATCCAACTTGTTTTTGTACCTGCAGATGTTCCAGTACCCTGCGAATATATTCAACCAGTACCTCATATGGCACATCCGGTTGACGAAGCTTTTTATCCAGCCAGTGAACTAACTGCACTTGCGTCCAGTGTGTAGCGGAGCCGAAGGACAACGCTTCCTGCGTACCTACAGCACGTTCAGACAGCTTGGTTCCTTGCAGGTCAATTTCGTAGACATGAGTCTCTTGGTTTACCTGGAAGCTTTCGAGAGTAGTTGGGAACGAAAGTAAATCCCAACTGTTTGGCAGGAAGGTTTCTTTCTCTGCTAACTCCGGTCCATCGCCAAAATCAAGGCAAAGCTGAGGAACAGAGAAAACATCTCCTCTTTCTGATGGCGTTAATGGGCGCGTATATGCCTTGGCTGTAGACACCTTTTGAACCAGCTGAGTTCTATCCTTTGCATCGGCAAATACTTCCGCTGCCTTTGTTACTAACTCTTGCAAATCTGTTTTACCAACGTCGCGAATCGTTACTTCGTAGCCACCTGTCGGCTTCTCCGTAATGGCTATATTGCCTTGCAAAGCCAAGTTCAGCGTTTCCACTTTGGGCACCGTTTCAACATGCAACACAAGTGTTTCCGTTACTTCCTGCGGCGGCAGTTCGAATAAAGGCGGCGTATAATCGATATTTGCGTCTGCTTCCACGTCCTCAAAGCCCATGCCAATCAGGTTATCCCTAGTCTTACCGACCGCTTCGTGCCAACTGGCTACAGCGACATGCGCATAGGCGCGGTTTAAGTCGTCATGCTTGCGCCGTTTAGCATAAGGCATACGCAGGACACGTCCTAATAGCTGTTCAGCATCTTTAGAGGATTGTACTTTAGCTAATGAACAAAAAACATAAGCAAACGAACAGTCCCAGCCTTCTTTCAGTGCCTGCACCGTAATAACATAGCGTACAGGACATTGCGGATCAAACAAATTAATACCGTCCAGTTCTCGTTGTTCACCAGTCGCAATAGCAATTTGTTCGCGAGGAATTTCTTCTTGCTCGACAAGATGATTAAGAATCACATCGACGGTGACTTCCTTATCTTTATTTTCGGCTTGGAATAAAACAATGGGCCTTATGTATGCAGGTTCTGCTTGAGCCACTTCTTCCAGACGTTCTCTGGTCTGAATAGCATTGGTTACAGCGTCTTCCCAGGAGTTGTGTTCAATTAGCCGTACCGGCAGCTTTATCATATCTTCTGCTTTTAATTCTGAAGCACTAACTTTATATAGTACATTAGAATTGCTTGCTGGCGTCGCCGTAAACTCGATAATAGCTGACGGTCGCAGACGCTGCAAAACCTCTACGCTAAGCTTACTGGCATGATTATGGGCTTCGTCAATAACGACCAATGGGCGCGAGTAAGCTAAGAGATTAGCAAATGAGAACTTAAGATTGCCGTTTTCATCTCGCTCCAAATAATCAACAGCAGGAATTTGGCTAAAGTGCGGTTCAAGGTTCTCATTATGGGCATATACTTTGCGTCCATCCGTGGAATTAACCCGGAAAGCGGCAAAAGTTGCTACAAAGACATTGGTCTTATCAACCAAATCCTGCGGGCGCAACTGGGTAAACTCACTAATATCATAAACGGCTACATGACCGTCAAATTGTTTATCTAACGCTTCCCTGTTCGGGTGTAGCGGATTTTTAAGAACTTCCAAAGTCTGCTTGCGAATAATATCAGTCGGCACAAGCCAAAGGACTATCGGATGTTCCTGTTCCAAATAGCTGTTTGCCGCCGTAAAAATCGAATAAGATGAAAGTAAAGTCTTACCGCCGCCAGTCGGAAGGCGTAAACAAACATACGGAACGTCTTCAAGCCCACGTATTGAATCATATTGGGTAGAATACCCTTTTGCATCCTGTTCTTTCTCAAAAGACGGCTGGATACCAATCAATCGTGCCTGCTCCAAAAACGCTGTCAGCTTGTTGAGAGTATTCTTTTGGTATGTTTTTAACTCCAGCATACATTCACCTCCCTAACGCATTTTTATATCATACGGCGTTTGTTTAAATGTAATGTCTAGCTGCCTCAGTCGCGCTTCTCCCAGCCGACTGGCTTCGCCGTAGATTACTTTCGGGCCGTCAAACGGCGGCAGGATGTTCAGAATCTTGGTCGTCAGCACATTGCCACCATCAGGCCTCTTATCACCCAAAATACCATTGTAAAGCAGATAGTATGCTGTACCTTCATGAATGCCAATTAGCGGAGAATCAGCTTGTCCAATATAAGGTGTTTTCGTTTCTGTAAACCAAATGTGGGCTGCCAGCGCCGGAAACTTTACAGCTGGATTTAAGTGACCAAACTCATCAAACACAGTTTCACCAAGCTTGTAGAAACGGAAACCTCCTCCGCCTTGCCAATTAACAGCCTTAGATATACCTCCTTGTTCGCCGTCAACTACTTTCTTGAGACGAGGAACTACATGAGTAACAGCGTGGTCGCCCATTTCTATTCCGATATAACGGCGGCCCATTTTATGTGCTACGGCAGCGGTAGTGCCGGAACCAAGGAATGAATCAAGGACGAGATCGCCTGGATTGGTTGCTATATGAATGATCCGTTGAAGTAGCCTCTCAGGCTTCGGTGTATCAAAAGCCTTTTCCGATAGATTTAATGTCTTTATTTCCGCCTTAGATGTTCTATTTGTCCCAACATCTTGCTGAAACCATATTGTCTCAGCCGGCCGTGCACGTAAAGAATCAGCATATATCCGATAGTATGGCGTCCAGCCCTTCTTTCCTTTAACCCATTCTAATCTGCTGGATTCTTCAGCTACTTTTTCCTTACTCCATCTCCAAGCACCATCTGTTCCATCTTGTTTTTTGGGATAAACATCGGTTCCGTCCGGCGCTTGAATAGGATAATACAATGTTGGGCGCGCTTCTCTTGTTTCCCCTTGACCTCCCATAGCCCTTAACGGCTTAGTATAATATCTGCGGCCATCTTCGTCAACTCTGTTATAGTGACTAGGAATTTCGTTTATCTCTATTTTATTAAACATGACTGCATTAATGTTTTTAGCAAATGCTAATACGTTATCATGTCTATAAGAGAAAAACACTGCATCCATACGCGGGCTATCTGACTTTTCCCATACCGCAGAACCTATGAAGTTCTTGCGGCCAAAAATCTCGTCCATAATCACTTTCAGGTAATGGGCTTCATTATCATCAATTGTAACCCAGATGCTACCTTCTTCACTTAAAAATTCTCTTAACAACTCCAGTCGCGGATACATCATATGAAGCCATTGGCTATGTTCAAGGTTATCATCATAATGTTCAAACGCCGACTTTGTATTATAAGGCGGGTCTATGAAAATACACTTGACCTGCCCCTTATAATAAGGCAACAGTGCTTTTAAAGCTTCCAGGTTATCGCCCTGGATTATCATATTATCGTTCTGTTCGCCGTAGCTGAGTGTATCGTCAGCTTCGAGTAGGCGGAACGGCACTTTATTGGCTACTTTAATTGTTTCTTCACGGTTCAACCAATGCAGTATCGGCATGTTGTCCCCTCCTGGTAAGTCAATACGCTTTCTATTTTACCACATTTTTGGGGACAAGCAGTTCTTTCGACATAAACATAGTAATCAGAACAAAAAACCGGCTATATGCGTGATATACTAAAGAATAAAAAAGGCGGTGTTATTCATGGATCCACAAGTAATTAAGGCTTTTGATAAATTCTCTCCTGAGTGCCGTAGAATCGTTATGTATTTAGTCTCCAAATGTGAACTCGACCAGCGTAGTTATACTTTATCGAACAAGAAGATTGCAGAAATTGCGGGTTGCAGTTTATCTGAAATAGATAGTGTAACAGATGGATTATTAGGCCAAGGAGGCACATTTAGTTATGACTTTCCTAATGGCGACAAAATGGGCTGTTGTATTATCGAATCAATAAAGCATAAAGAAACCTCTATGATTTTTAACTTATCGACTGAGTTTAGACAAATCCTCTTTGGTGCAAAACCCGAAGATATCATGAATATGTAGACAAGTTGTATTTATTTATGATATGTAGTACAATTAAGAAAATTTGGACTTTTATTTGCATTGTAACAATAAGATGAGGAGGTTTTACTATGACCTTACCAACAAGCGGATGGCAAAACAAAGGAGGAACAAGTGGGCGTTCCTGTAAATGCGGTACGTGGAAACAGCATTGGATTAACTCTTCTAGCAAATCCTGGCCAGCCACGTGTTCTATTTTAGGCTGTAGTAATCCTGCTACATTAGGTGCACATGTTTTTAATAACAATGTTACTGGTGAACGTATTGTACCTGCTTGTGATTCATGTAACCACTTAAGTTCTCAATTTAACTTAAAAGGTGGAGTTACTCTCGTTTCAGCTAATAAGCAAAATACATGTGAATAGTGAACAGTAAATAACAAAAAACTGCCATATCCATCGGATAGGCAGTTTTATTTTTTGTCGCTGCCGGCCGTTGTTTTTGCCTTAATAGCCTTACGCGCCTGTTCCACAGCCAATTGTGGGTCTTTAGCGATCGACAACTGGCAAATAAGTCTTCCAGAGGAAAATCCATTACATCTTTGACGTTTAGCATAATCTGCGACTGTTCCAACATATTAGCAGGCAAGTTGCGTTATTAATTTTTGGTGCCCATCATCCTACCGTGTTTATCTCCCCAAAGGGAGATTTGTACGCCGGTAAGCTTGGCAACCTTTTCGATTGCGTCTATGTGATGGCATTCGGCGCCTTTGTTGTGTGGGCAAGTGCGGCAAGTAGAAAAAAACACCTCTTCAACTGGTTCATTAAAATGTGTAATGCGCATGTACTCTTGCGCTTTACGGGCAATGCAATTAAGATCGCCCTCTGTTAATGTGATGCCATTAATTGTGACCGGATCAATATGTGCTGCTTGTTGATTATTCATGTGTTAACCATCTCCTGGGTTATCATTTAAGACATAAAGTCAGCCCCCATGAACTCATCCTCAGTCATGGAAGGGATAATCATACCGTATTGAGTTCGTCCTTTTTCCTTTGCCACTGTCAAAACGTCTTTCGGCGCCAATCCAGCTGCAATGAGTTCATGCATCACCTGTTCCATCTCAAGCGTCATAGCTAGCGTTGCGGCAACCCTAAGACAGTCGCACCCTAATTCCTCAACATATGCCGTGCTGAAATCGATATTGCTGGGAGTAATCTCGATTTCTTTCCACGGCCTTGTTTGGTATAGCAAGGCAACAACCTTGCCATTGCGAAATCCCATTTTGGGCTTAAAGGTGCGGTGATCCTCAATCGTAGTAATCTTTATCATAGTACAATCATCTCCTATTTGTTATCTCATAAATTAAATTAGCAGATAAAAATGCTATAACCACATCCGGAGAAATTACTACGAGTTTTTTTTATGCCGCAGGCGTAAGGCCAACTTTTGTTGCTTGTTTATCGTAGGTTTCTTCAGCTGCCACCTGTGGATCCTTGATGAATGACAACTGTGCAAACAAGTCTTCCAGAGGAATTAAATCCATCACATCTTTGACATTCATAAGAATCTGAGACTGCTCCAGCATGTTTGCAGGCAGGTTGCGTGTCAGATGCGGCTGGATCTGCTTATAATCGTAATTATGGCCTTTAAGATTTAAAGCTGTCGTGATCAACTGGAGCCGCGTACATAAAGCATTTTTAAACTTACGTTCTTTTGCGCAAATCATCTGTTCAAAGCCCCACAGTTTATACTTCAAAGCAACACCCGAAGAATTACCGGCGAAGTTTTCATCTGTCATATTGGGGACGTTGGCAAACTTATGGATATTAGCTTCCAGCGTTTCCAGGTGACTCTTTACAGCTTGGTCATCCATGTCTTTAGTAATGAAGGACACCTCTTCGTCGGGGTTGACCCCCGGCAATAAAAATGCGCCGGTCTTGCGCATCTTACGCAAATCTTCATCAGAGATGTCGCCGAAGCCTTTGATGACCATATAAGCATTCCTGAAGTATTCCAACTCATTGCTGTTATCGGACAGAATTTTGTCGTAATCATCGATTAGCGAAACAATTTTCTCAAAGTCACCGGTAAATTCCTTATTGTTAAAATAATGTACGACAGGCACTTGTCTGAAGTAATGCTCTACGGTGTCGTCCAGCACATAATTACCGCCGGCCTGGCTGTAGTATTCAATTCGATCCGGCCAATACAGTTCCACCTTATACTGTGGCTTCACATCACGCTTGAGGCTGCTAATCGGGTAATAGCGCAGAACAAGTTGGAGCTGCGGCTTAATCGAATCATCATATATGGCTATGGTTTGTTCATTCGGCAGTTGAGCAAAGCAGATATCGGCATTTTCATCGATATAGACCAATTCAAACGCTTCGCCCTGAACGGAAAACGTTTTGAGGACTTCGAGATTATGATCCTCTTCATTGTTTTTGCTAAGCACATCCTGGATACTTTGGAGAGATGCTTCATCGTCAGACAGATACTTAACGGGCTGCCCAAGGAGATAGCCGGCTACTGTTGAAATTATGAGGTCCGGATAAGGATTAACCACTTTATTATTCGGCTTGCCATCCTCATGGCGGCGCTTGGTGATGTCATGCTGGCCAAGATAATAAGCTTGCAGTTTTTCATAGCGCGGCAACAAGTATTGCTTATGGTAGTCAATCAGGTCTTTAATTAACTGATTTGGATCTGTAGGTAAAGTAAAACTTAACATATTTTCAGCCTCCTGTGATAGGTTTTTCCGCCGAGCGGAAAAATGGCATTGCGTCCAAGCAAACCAAGGGTTTTATAGTTTTAGAATGAATATTTGCTGAATATTTAACAAAATGTCCAACCGTTGGACAAACTGGCTTCAATCTAGTATTTGTGCGGGTTTTCGCTCCACTATCCAGAAACTTTCTGACAATTCACTTACACGGCTAACAAACTACGATTAAACGTCCGCAACTGCGGTTTGTTAGCAAATGTATTGAAGTAGTATCTTAAAGCATCCATTGCATGGTCCTGAGTTTTTAATGGTTTGTCCTCACCTTGCTGAGACGCTTTTAAGTCCCAGCTATAAGACTGTAACTCTTTGATAGTGTTTTCGCAGGATTTGTGAACGAACAGTTTATCTAAAGCGATGAAGGTGGCTGTTGTGCGTATGCCATCCAGCACGCTGTTTTTCGCTGGCGTAATGTGAAACTTGCGTTTTCTCAATGCGGCGATAAAGGAAGCAGCTGAAGGGTCTACAGCTATGCCTGACAGCTTATAGCCATGGACAAAGCTAGCAAAGTCATCAGCATATTCATCGTCTGTTTTTTGGCGGCCATTGCTGGCTCGACCATCATAGTAATACTCTTTTAATAGAAAATGCGTATCGCCTTTTACACCTACTAAAATAAATGTACAAGGGTTCATTGTGCCATAGTCCACGCTGACGTAGTAGCGGTCAAATGCAACACTGATGTTATCTAGGACATGACGCTGCGGATTGAAGCAATCATAAATCAGGCCTTCTGCCCGTGCCCATTGGCCTAATATGTTCCTCTGGTAGAAAACACCATGTGTGGTGCGCTTCAGCGCTTCGATGTACTCTTGCGACAAAGCAGGGTTATCATCCATTAAGAAATGGAAGGAACGCACCAGGTCTTTAATCTCTATGTCATCGAGATATTGAGTCTTAATATAGTGAAGGGGATGGTCGGGGTTGCAGTTCCAGAATAGCTTACTTCCGGCGGTGCTACAGCGTGCCAGAAGCTGTTCTACGAAGTTTTTCGGGTAAAGGGTCACTTCGTCACAAAGCGCCCCACTGAGGGTCAACCCCCGTATTTTTGCTTCACTTGATTCGTCCGCGGCCCCAATGCAGATGATTGTACGATTTCCTATGTTGAGTTCGCCTGTAGAACGGTTGTACTTGTAGTTACCTTCCCCGATAAGTTCAAAGAGTCCCATGTTACCCATGAGTACGTTTCGTTCTAGGGAACGGATTGTTTTTCCGACCATCATTAAAAGTCCCGGGGGCGAGTCATTTGCGATGTAGTCTAGCCATCTGACATTAAATATGAAGGTCTTGCCGGATCGAACAGCACCGTGGGCAATATTAATCCGGCCATGACTTTTAACCAAAAAATCAAGTTGTTTCTTGCTGAGTCTCATCTGCATCATCCTCTATATAAGCGGATTTAGCGGCACTAATGGCTGCCGAAATCTCAGAGAGTAAGCCTTTAGCGTCTTTTGTTTCGCGATCCATGCCCAATGCAATCCGCTGACCCTTTTGCGCTTTCTCCATGACGTTGGCTAAGCGTTCTACTGTGCCAACACGGTAGCTTCCGTCTGTGTTCCTGATCGTCTCGAAATTATTAAAAGCGTCCTGAACGATGCCGAGAAAGCTGTCCCAAAGTGCCACATGATGCAAATTGCGTTGAGCTGCTGTCATAACATCTTCTTCCAAAGTGCCAGACACTGCCAAGTCAGTTACCCGTTCTCTATAATTTGCTTTCTCAGCCATCCAGCCAGAGCATCTGTTGCGAATAGTGCCGTGGCTGATACCTTTGGCATCGGCGAATTCTTTCAGGTTGGCGTAGTTGCCGCGCATGAAATCAATTTTAAGGGCTTCCCAATCCATTCTTTTTTTACCCATAATTGATTAGCCTCCTTATGCTGTAGCCTGTGGTAGCGAATCAGCAACATAAAATGCGCCTACAGCCGATTTAGAAACAGTGTTATCGGTAAATGTAATTACAACTTGATACTTATAGCTGCCGCCTTCGTCGAGGTGCTGGGGAGTTAATAATACTCTGGCCCGACCTTCTGATGCGTTTACGATTTCCGCTTGTATCGTTTCTACGGCTTTGCTGTCAGGCTTCATCAAGATAAATTCGATTTTGGTGTCTTCCAGGCTGTAGGCAACGTCTGGTGAAGCCTGAACGTTTAAATTTAAAACGGCGTTAATGCCTTGTATAAGCATAATTACGTCATCTCCTTACGGCATAATAATGTCGATTTTATGGGTGTGCGGAATCATAATAATATCGATATCGAGCGTAAAATCATCCACTGTATATCACCTCTTGGTGTAAGTCTGGCGGAGCCATATTAGCGACTCCGCTTGTTTAGTCTTGGTAGGACATTATCGTAATCCTTTTGCCGGCCACCTGGATGTTAAGTTCACAATGCTTAACATATGGCCACACACCGTCAGATACTTTTCGTTTAGTGTCAAAAATAAGGGCGATGTGCCAGCCGAATATGCGTTTAGTATCGTAAAGCACATGGATAGCCACCATAGTCTTACGGGATGTATCCAACTTACATATGGTTTTGGCACCCACTTTGCGGCTTGTATCGGTATTTAATTGGGCCGATTTTACAACTTTCCTCACCAAATCGCTTGTAGCGTCCGCTTGGACACCTGATCGACGTTTAGTATCAACTGAGGCTGTACAATGCGTTGTAGTGCGTCTGGCGAGGTCACTTTTTGCGGTGACACTTTTTATAACGGCCCGGACGGTATCAAGTAGGGCTAATCCCTGCAGGGCTTGTCCTATGCCACGTTTGGTATCGGCATTAACTAGGACTGAAATACATACATTGCGTTCAGTGTCAGCAGTTGCTGTAATCGCTTTAGCGATTTGGCGTTTTGTATCGACCGAGGAAAAATTAGGTGCGCCGGTTTTACGTTTGGTATCGGACAGAGTGAAAATATTGGCTGAAATTTCACGCTGGGTGTCAGCTGTTAATAAATCATTTTTTGCGGCCCGGCGCTTGGTGTCGGCAGTAAGTTCGGAACTGTTCAGAACCTTGCGTATGGTATCTATAAGTGCATTAGCAGAATGAAATACTGCTACTTGGCGTTGGGTGTCAACAAGAACGTTATATGCCGCCATTGTATACCTAGTGCTATCTGCGTAGGTTGTTTTGGTAACCATAGTTTTTCGGGAAGTGTCTGCATTGACATTAGCAAAGGCTCCAACTGACCTGGCCGTATCGCTGTTAATATTAATAGCTTGGGCTATGCAGCGGCGTGAATCAACGATGAGTGTAACAGCCGTATAAGGCGATGATGCCAGGCAAATATCATTACACATGGACGACCGAGCTGATTCATTAGCCGTGAAAGAAACTTTAACATAGACGGTGGCCCCTGATGAGGCCGTGATTGTCGATGACTCTTGGTAATTGCTAGGTACATCGCCGCCGTAACTAACATAAGTTTTGTAAGGGCTTGCCGGATGGGCCGGCGAAAATCCAGGCGAAATAGGGATAGCTGTTACATCACTGGTTAATGTAATGGCATACTTTGCGGTGCCATATTCAGGAACTGCGGTAGGCAAATTAAAACTTACATATGGGGCGGACATAGTTGTACTGCTTGCTTTGCGTACACCCCTAAACACAATACGCGCAATATTGGCCGGGACGGTGATAGTGGTCATCCTGGAGTTGAGTCCTGATCCCGGCGCAGTGGTCGGATATGGGATACTGGTGCTGCCATATAGAGTTCCGTCTGTTTTGTATAAATCCACGTAGCAACTGGCGATATAGGCGTATGGAGAGCGATAACTGGTCACAGTGTAGGATCCAGGGGTAAAGGCAGTACCCACTGGCGCATCGTAAGTTTCCGAGACTGATGTATCGGCCTGAGAGTTATTGAATGCAGCCGCCGGAATTTTGCAGGTAATATAGGTACTGGCATAATACGTCATCGGCTTTTGTGTAAAATCCCAATGGGATGCAATGCTGCTGTATTCCGCAGTTTTAAGTTGAAAAATATTAGTAGCGGCATATGATGCCGTGCCTTTTGCATCTCCGGTAAATTCGATGGTATAGGCGTTGGATGGAACAGCAATAGTAGCTAGATATGTGACTGCATCTACGACCAAATCTGTTTTTGCCGCCACTGAATTACCGTTTTTATCAAAAAACTGATAATAAGTGCTGACGTTTGTATTGCTGGAGCTACAAAAAGTGGAACCATATTTTCGCTGACAATAAA